AATGGCTTGTGGTAAAATAAAAGCAATGGTGGAAACAGATGAACAAGGTAGGAAAAAAATTACAAAGATTATTGAAGATAAGTATTGATGTATTTCTTTCATTCTTTGAAACGTATGGTGCTAAAGTATCAAACTGGGCATGGAATAAACGATGGAAAAAAAGACCTTACATTAAATACATGGGAACAACAGGTAAAATTTATAAATTCTTTAAAGAGTCTAAGAAATGAAGTTTTTACTTGTATTGACAGTTTGCTCCTTTGTTTCAGGAGAGTGTAAAGCTCCAGTTCAATCTCCAATACTTTATAACGAATGGGCAGAATGTGCTGTTGATGCTTCTGTTAAAAGTTTGCAACTTTTACAAAAAGAGGGCAAAGAGAATGTCAATAAATATAGATTAGCTGTTAAGTATGGTTGCAAACCAGTAGTAGAAATGTAAAATACTACATTTATGAAGATTACCTTAACAAAGGCACAACATAAAGTTAGTCAATCAAAAGCAAGGTTTAGAGTTCTTATATCAGGTAGAAGATTTGGTAAGACCCATTTAGCGATTACAGAAATGATGAAGTATGCAGCTAAACCACTACAGAATATATGGTATGTAGCTCCTACTTTTAAGATGGCTAAAGAGATATGTTGGTCTAACCTAAAAACAATGCTTCATTCATTTAATTGGATAGAAGATATAAACGAAACAAACCTTACAATTAAAGTTAAGAAATCAAATAGTATTATATGTCTAAAATCAGCAGATCAACCAGATGCTTTACGAGGTTCAGGAATTAACTTTTTAATATTAGATGAGTTTGCAGATATAGACAAAAGAACTTGGTACGAGGTATTACGAGCTTCCATTGCAGACACTTTAGGAGATGTTTTATTTTGTGGTACACCTAGAGGATATGGAAACTGGAGTTATGAATTGTATCTTAAAGCCAAAGATGACAAAGAATGGGATAGCTTTCAATATACAACATTACAAGGTGGCATGGTATCGAAGCAAGAATTAGAACAAGCTAAATTAGACCTTGATACTAGAACATTTAGACAAGAGTTTGAGGGTACATTTGAGAACTATGCAGGGAGTGTTTATTACAATTTCCATCCAGTAGAAAGTGTTATAGAACGTAAAATAGATTGGTCTAAACCATTACATTTAGGTATGGACTTTAACGTAGATCCTATGAGTGCTGCTGTCGCACAGATAGAAAAAGATAAGGTTTATTTTGTAGATGAGATAGTAATTTATTCAAGTAATACTGACGAGATGTGCCAAGAGATACGAGATAGGTATGGAACTAAAATACCTATATTTGTTTATCCTGATCCAGCATCCAAACAACGTAAAACTTCTGCTGGAGGAAGAACAGATTTAAGCATATTACAAAACGCAGGATTTAAAGTTAAAGTTAAACACAAGCATCCAGCTATTAGAGATAGAGTCAATGCAGTTAATTCAAGACTAAAAGATTCTAAAGGCGACAGACATATTTTTATTAGTAATTATTGCAAAACATTGATAAAAGGATTACAAAGACAAATATATAAGGAGAACACAAATATTCCTGATAAGGAAGAGGGATTTGACCACATGAACGATGCTTTGGGTTATTTAATAGATTATATAAAACCCTTAACTATCAATTCTAACTTATCTGCTCCCACAAGATGGAATATGAAACAAAGGCAATATGGCATACGACAAAGATCAGGCACTAGATACTCATAAAGATTACAAAGAGAACATTTCAAATTGGGAGTATTTCATTAGATCATATAATGGTGGCTATGACTATAAAGTAGGTCAATATTTAAACAGATATAATTTAGAATTAGATAACGAGTTTAATCAACGATTGCTAAATACTCCTTGCGACAATCATTGTAGGAACATAATCCAAATTTACTCATCATTCCTTTTTCGAGTCAAACCAACGAGGGAATTTGGAGATATGCAGAATGAATCTAGTTTAGAATCATTCTTAAGAGATACTGACCTAGATGGAAACAATTTTGATAATGTTATTAAACAAGCTCAAAATTATGCTTCTATCTATGGTCATTGTCTTTTAATTTTAGATAAACCAAAAGTAGTTAGTGAAACAAAAGCACAAGAGCTAGAACAAGACATAAGACCTTACTTATCAATTGTAACTCCTGAAAACATTTTAGATTGGAATTTTAAAAGACAAGTAAATGGTAAATATTCTTTAGACTATCTAAAAATTAGAGAAGAGGTAGATAAAGAGGGTGGTACTTATTTTAGAATGTGGTTTCTAGATCGTATAGACACAGTTTATATAGATGGTTCTGGAGCTGAAGCAAGATTAATAGATACTGCCGAGAATCAGATTGGGAAGATACCAGCAGTTATCTTGTACAACGCAAAATCTCATAAAAGATTTGTAGGCCAATCTGACTTAACTGACATTGCTGATTTGCAAAAAGCTATCTACAATGAGTTTTCTGAAATAGAACAGCTTATTAGATTAACAAATCATCCATCGTTAGTTAAAACACCATCGGTAAATGCTTCTGCTGGAGCTGGTGCAATAATAGAAATGCCAGAAGAGATAGAACCAAATCTTAAGCCATATCTATTGCAACCAAGTGGACAAAACTTACAAGCTATTATGGAATCTATTACAAAGAAAGTAGATGCCATAAATAGAATAGCTCATACAGGAGCAGTAAGAACTACTAAACAAGCAGTATCATCAGGCATAGCTTTACAAACAGAATTTGAATTATTAAATGCAAGACTATCAGAAAAAGCAGACAATCTACAATTAGCAGAAGAACAACTATTTAAATTATATGCTGATTTCCAAAACACAAAATTTGAGGGAGAAATAAACTACCCTGAAACATTTAACATAAGAGACTTTGCATCAGACCTTATGTTCTACCAACAAGCTAAAGCAATCAATGTTAAATCTCCTACATTAGTCAAAGAGATTGATAAAGAAATTGCAAGAGCTGTGGTGGATGATAACAATAAATTAAATATTATCTTTGACGAGATAGATACAAAACAAGAAGTAGGCGAATTTACCCAAGACGAAGTTGAGAAAGAAACAGTAGAAGAAGAAGAAGTATAAGGCGACCCACTTTAGAGCCGCCTTTTTAGGTTATTTTTAAAGACTTAATTTTTTCTTAAACTTGTTATCAAGTTCGTCAAATAGATTATGTATTGCTCTTAAATGTTTTGCTCTCTTTTCTTCATCTCCAAGATAGTTACGTTTTTTATTTTGCTTAACCTCATAATCTCTATATCTTTTTGATTTTGCTAAAACATGTTCTAAAGTTTCTTCAACTGTATAGTTTGGGTCAAAATAACTACCAAAACAAGTAGGTCTGTAAGATGGGTTTCTTATCATTCTTCCATACGCCCAATAACTGTCAGAACCAATACCTGTATGTTTCATTACTTCTTTTTGACCATTTTTATAAACAAAAATTGCAGTTTCTCTACTACAAATCTTGCATTTTGTTTTTTCTCTTTTCATTTTCTCTCCTGTGTTTTTGTTATACATATTTAAAATATATTCATGACTATTGCCTTAATCTTGTGTAATACACACTTTAGTTTTGGATGAGATTGCAACGGCCTATCTAAACCTATAACAGGCCAACGGCCTGTTTAAAGGTAGAACAGGCCAACGGCCTGTTTGAATCTAAAATAGGCCACAAGAAAACTAGATTTCTATATGTTTTTTGTGTAGAACAATAAAAGAACAAATTATGGCAGATATTACCCAACAAATGACCAATTATCGAATCAAGCAGATTGAATTTGCTGAAGCACAATATTACCAACAACTCACTAAAGTTTTAGATAAGATAGAAGATGATGTAACTGCATTAGCTGGTAGATCATTGCCACTTACTGATGGTAAGCTAATAGAGTTAAGAGCTGCTATTGCTATCAGACCACAAATCAAAGCAATATTAGAAAGAGAATATTTAGCATGGACAGATACAGTTGTTAGACAAGGATTTAACAAACAAGCTAAAAGAGTAGAAAGAGCATTTAAGAGAATAGGAAGAATACCACCAGCATTTCAAGAATTAACAAAAGGCGATCTAGCTTTAGTACAAAATTTAAAGCAACAATACTTTACACAGTTTAAAGATATATCAAACACCTTTACAAGAAGATTATCAGAAAAAATTTATCAAAACACTTTGTTAGGAAGTGAATTTACTGTTTTAGAAAAAGAATTAAGACAAACTATTAATGGTATTTATGCAAGTTCTAAAGACCCAGAAATGAATAGATTAGTTAAGTTTGTTAAAAACAATAAGAATAAAAAGCGTATGCAACG